GATAGCGCAGCGAAGACATTCCAAGAACGAGGCTATGATAATGAGATCATAGAGAACCTCGACAAGGCTTATGGAACCGAGCGTCAGAAGGCTATACGGATTGCGTCCAGCACCTTTAAGAAAATGAAGGCTAAGGAGTCCGGCGCCGAGAAGCGGCTGGTTCTTCGCAATGTGATCCAAGATAATCCAGAGCTTGCGCCAAGGATACTGAAGTCATTGAACACTAAGTTCGAGGACGATGCCGTGGGTATGACATCACAGGATAGGAGACTCAAGTATCTGCCAGTTGAGGCAAGGGCTGAGTTCCTACTCAAGAAGATCGACACTATGCCCCCAGCCAACCTGTCGCAGTACCTTAGCGTTATGCAGCAGCGAGGAATCCTTACGCCGAAGGTGGTCAATCTAGTGCTTGAGATGAAGGCACTGCGTGAGTACGGTCAGTAAAGCTTGACCGTCTTGCAGTCCTTCTCGTACACGTAGCCAACCTGCTTGGATACCCATTGCCGCCGAGAGAACTCGGTGGTCATTGGCATATTCTTGTTGCACCATCCGAAGTCATAGCCCTCGGCTAGGAGTCGAGTTATGTTCCATATGTAGGCAAACTCCTGGTACTCAGTAACATACAGTACTTGATGACCAGTGCTGGACGATGCCTCAATGTTGGCATCAACCTTGTGCTTCTCAATAAGCCAGGGGTCGTACTTTTTCTTGCGGGACTTTACCTCTATTAGGTAAATGTCATTCGAAAAATCAAATGTGCTGTACTGATCAACGGCCTTCACGGTGTTCCGCATAACGTTTGGAAATCTTGCAGTCAGCCTGCTGATTATCTCAGTATCTTTCATAGTAAGTGGCGGAGCCAGCAGGGGTCACCGGCTCCGCCTTTGTTCAGGACTAGCATAAAGCGGGATCCTTTGATCCCAAAAGAGAAGTGAAGCAGGCGGCTGAAAGGGAATATGAACGAAAACCCACGCGCGTCTTAATAGCGCGACTACCCACTTCACGTTAATAAAATCTGCCAATAGAACTACGGAACTTGAATATCCCTTTAACGTCACGCTCGCCTTCGCGATTCTTTGCAACGTTGTACATCATCTCAATGTATGGTCCGTGATTGTCAAGCGTCTTAGATGATTCTATGTCACCTTCTTTCGGCCACATAAGGAGAACAATATCAGCATCGTTCTCAATGTCGCCGGAATCCTTGAGGTCATAAAGCATAAGACCACCAGGTCGCTTGGCTCCCTCCCGACCAACTTGGCAGAGAAGAATAACAGGTATGTTGAGCTCAAGAGCAAGCTGCTTGATCTTGTGCGAGACGTCAGCGATCGCATCATTCTTGGACATACGCCCATTACCGAATGGTATCAGCTGAAGGTAATCAACAATAAGCATCTTGATGTCATCCTTGCGAACCATTGTCCGCACCTGTGATGCCATATCCTGCACGCTTTTCACGTTGTGGATGCTCTTGATGTTTAGATCCTGAATCTGATCTAGGGCATCATTCACGGCCTCGACATCCTCTGGCGTTGCCACGCCGTCACGTATGCGTCTTATCCATACCTTTGAGAGACAGGACACAAGGCGCTGTGTTACCTGTTTCTGGGGCATTTCGAGAGAAACAATAGCAGAGGATACCTTGGAGTTAATCGCCGCCCTAAGCGCAATATTGAGAGCCAGCTGGGATTTACCGCAGGATGTGGGTGCAGCAAGAACCATCACCTCCCCTGGAGCTAGACCACCATTGCCGAGCTTACTGTCAAGGTGATCAATGTGTGTCTTAACAACATCGGATTCGTACTCACGAGCCATCATCTGGCGGTACTCCTCACGGAGTACCTCAACTGATGAGCTAAGATCCTTGGATTCAGTGTCATCCTCAGCGAGGCTGATCATACTGGACTCAAGGTTTGTGCGAATAATGTCGGCATCAACTGTCTCGGACAACGCACTCTCGGCAGCGAGCCTACAGGTTCTGGCAATCTGCCTTAGCTGTGACTTCTGCTTAACAATCTCGGCGAAGTACTTGATGCTGGTGCTTGTTTCAACCCTGTCCATTACGGACATAATGCCCGGAACGCCACCAACATCCTCAAGAAGGGATGACTTCTTGAGCTCCTCGGCTAATGATATTTCATTAACATCCTCGCCCCGACTGGCAACCGATTCCAGAGCACCGAAAAGGATTTGGTTCCTTTGTAAATAAAAATCGCTTGAATCGATGGTGTGAGAAATCTGATCGTATCCATCTGCGCCATCAGCGAGACAGCAACAGGCGATCAGACCCTCCTCAGCATCGAGATTGTGTGGAGCATTCAGTTCTTCGTTCATTGATTATTTCTTTCATTGCTTCGAGGCATTGCCCAAGGAACTTAAATTTCGCCCGGCTTACGTACACCCCATCTTCGTTCTTAAGATCATTGTAGAAGCGTATTGCTACGCTGATTCCTTCTTCTAGTTGGTCATCTTCTTGTGTCGTCATAACTATTCAATATATCATACGTGTCGATGAAAAAGGGGACGCAGTTAAAACTGCGCCCCCAAGTATCACATCATCAGTTATTTGGAGCGTTCGATCATACCGAGTGCGATTAGACTGTATCCAATCAAGTCCCGATATATGTCACAAACACTATCCCCTCTTCCATCCAAGGATATCTCACCATCCTTGCAAAAAGCCTTGAGCCTTTGGAACTTGTCCTGCATTCGCAGTGACAGCCCAAGCAGTGGGTCAATACCGAACTCAGTCGATCCGTCGAAGTTCTCGAACGGATTGTCGCAGGATTTACCTCCGGTATAATCGGAGTTCTTCTTGCCAGTCAGTTCAAGAATTTTATCGACCTCGGCTCGGCGGAACTCTTCCCACCAGCTTTTATTGTAAAGACCTTCGTCCATTAGAAGGGAAGGGCTTCATCTCCAGTTGCCGCTGGAGCAGCGGGAGCGGGAGCGGATTCCTTATCCTGCTTCTTGTCCACGGAGAGCGACAAGTACTTTTTGCCGTCCTTCTTGGATACCTCTGACCACGCTGATACGTAGTAGTCAGTACCCTCGATGTTCAGTGGCCCCTTAAGATCAGGGTGCTTCTCGGTTTTCTTTTCGGATTGGAACAATGCTCCACGATTAGTGTTGTCGTATTCTGTCATACTATACAAGCCCCTCCAAGGCATTTACTTTTTCTTTCTGTGGCTTCCGGGCTGTGCCCTTGCCGTGAGTGTTTGTTGCATCGGCGTCCTTAGTGTCGTCGATTGCGAACAGTCCGTTAAGTGCGTACTTGCGGGCATAGCTGGATGCGCTGCCAGTGATCTGGCTATCATCCATACCCTTCTTTACCTCCGCCTCACGGGCGTATCCGTTCACACTTAGTTGGGCGCCCATAGGGTCAATGACCGCTGCGGATGCCTTCACATAAATCCTGTTTCCGATCTCAACCATTTCGTCGGTTAAGATCAGCGCGAGTCCGTTCTTCTTGAGGAGCGGCTTGAGTGATTCAAGTATGTCCTCAGCGCTACGGTATCGGTAGTTACCAAACTTGTTGGTTTGCCCTTTCGGCGCCTTCAGCTCCGATTGGACGGCTTGCAGTCTTTCGACCAGTGTTGTTGTATCAGGTTCCATTCTTTATTACCTTTCTGTATATCTGGGTTCTTTCTTTTGAGTTACTGCACAGGGTGATCTCATCCCTCGTGCAACCTAACGCCATCAATTCAAAGGCCTGTTTGTCCTTTGTCAAGCGCGAAAATCTTTTGCAAAGTTGGGTCAACCCAACTGGGTGGAGGACATCCGCTTGCGGTTTCCTCAAGTAATCAGCCAAAGCATCAAGCACGGCCGGTAAATCCTGCTTGCGACCAGCGCAACGATTCAGAAAAAAGTTTTCGATCTTGCCCAGGAGGCTATTGGCCTGCCTGGAAATAACGCCACGAACCATCCCAGTCTGGTGGTCGTGATCCAGCACCCAGTCACTTGTCCTTATGGATAGTATGGGGCATCTGCTTGGCTTATTTGCATCCCTGTACTCCTTGATTTTGTTCTGCGGTAAGTAAGTCATATTGTTTGGATTGTTAACGCCGAGGTTAACCCTCGGTTGATTTCGGCTGTAGTTTTGTCACAAGTTACCCGTCCAATTTGTGACAAATTTGGATGCTTTTTTGTCCCAAATTTAGGTCATTTTGGGTGTACTATTGTCACTAAATGTCCTCCAGTGACGTTGGTTAATTGGTGTTAAAATAAGAGACGCCCCAGCGGAGGCCATCCCGCTGCTCCCTGTTGTTTCAGGTGAGTAGCCTTCACTCACATTATCGGTTCGCTGTACAGGCGGATGACCTGAGTGGTGCAGCATATCCGATAAGAGGTAAGGAGAGGACATAGGGTGAAGGTGAAGCAGGAACGGACAAGGAAAGAATAATATCGTGCTCCTTCTTCGTTATTGTAACTTCAAAGGTAGCGGCATCGGGATTTATTGGCTCAACCTTGGATGACTTTGGAGTGCCCTTCTTTTTGCCCTCGCTGTCCTCGGAGTAAGTCTCCTTATCATAGGTATCGTATTCACTCTTATACCAGAAGTCATCGCTGTCCTCGAAGTAAGTCACGTTACCATTGGCATCCATAATTTTAATAGGGAAGCTGAAGTCAATCCCCAGTTCCGTCAGAGTTTCGCTTAGTTTTTTCATAGTTCTTTTACTGCTAGTATTCTTCCGGTGCTGCCGCGCTTGAATAC